GCGAAGTTTCATGGAGAAAGGCGTAAACGCCTGAAACGCAAACATTATGGACTTTTCCTCATCGTTGATGAGGTGAAGGCTAAAGTATCATATCGTGGTACGGCGACCAACGCTGTTAGGTTGAGTACACGCGATATGGTTAATAATGCCATGAAAAATAGAACTTGGAGAACCAAGGATATTGCAGGTTGGATAGACCTCGCGGTTGAGATGGTTCTCACCCCCACACGTGCGGAGATTAGTGCCATGATGGTGCAACACTCTGCAGCTTCACGTGCTCGCAATGCTGAGTACCAGGAGTTGTGTGGGGTTAAACCGCGCTGTTAGGGCTGCGCGGCAGAGGCGTTAAGCATGGAGTACCAAGGTGACATCGAAAGTATTATGAACTTAGATGTTCTTGCAGAACTTGCTATTAAGGTGACGTCTCAGCTGCGCAGTCCAAATCCCCGTATCATCACTAGATTTGTGGAGTGCGGTACGGGAGGGAAAAAGATGGTGTTCCACAACAGTGTGAACAATTTACATGCCGCCATCTTGGGGCGGGTGTATTTTGTGAAGGACGGGGGTGAGTTTAAGAAACCCCCCGTGCCTAGGGATTTAAAGCCCTTCAAGAAGTTCCTTCGTAAATTGAGACATAAGGTCAACTACGGAGGTAGGATGTCATATTTCGACTACGCCAATACTCGCGCTGGTCCAAAGAAACAAGCCTACCTTCGTGAGGTCGAAACTCTTCACGAACGGATAATCACCTGGAGAGATGAGCTTGCTAAGTTTTTCATTAAAGATGAACTTATGGCTCTCGAACCAGATGGTTTGGGTGGGTGGATTTACAAAACTCCACGCGTGATCAGACCCCAGTCAGTCGTGATCAACCTACTTCTTGGTGTCCACATTGCACCGCTTGAAAAGGCGGTGTATAGGGCTTTAGATCGGTGCTTGGCAAGGAATAGTAACGTGCGGCGCACGGTTACTAAGGCGATGAATGTGGTTCAGATCGGTGAGACGATCAAAGAGAAGTGGGATCAGTTTGATGATCCAATTTGCGTGCAATTAGATTGTAGCAGATTCTCGCAACATGTTTCTGTTGGAATACATGATGCGATCACCGACTTTTTGGTCTCAGTCCCGGGTGAATCGACAGATGAAGGCAAAGACCTGAGAAAGCAGATGAATCGAGCGAGAACCGTTCGGTGGGTGGCGAAAGCACGTGATGGAGCGCTTAGAGGTGAAGTGACAGGGACCCTTTCTGATGGGGTCGTCTTCACATCGCTATTCGGTGTTCTCACGATGTGTGCTATGGTTGATGATGCTTGCACGCGTGCAGGCATTAAGAGAGAGATGTTCTCTGCGGGTGATGACACTAACATTATATGTGAGAAGATTCACTGGGCTTTGATTAAGCCTCACTTGGAGCAAGTGGCCGCAGACTATGGCTTTAATATTAAAGTCGAAGGAACATCATCTACAATCGAGGGCATCACATTTTGCCGTATGCAACCTGTTTTTGATGGTGCGACGTGGCGCATGGTTAGGGAACCCTTGGACAGTATGACCAGGGATGGAATGACCGTGAAGCCTGTGCCTAACGAGGCGATATGGGATGAGCTTCGTGCTGCGAAAGCTCATTGCGGAACAGCCTTGACCTCTGGTATGCCCGTGTTACAAGCATTTTATGATATGCTTGGCAGGGGAACCACAGGTTTCAAGGAGAGCCGCATCGACCAACATTCGGGCATGGTCCGAATGTCAAAAGGATTGGAATCTAAGCAGAATTTTGTCTCTGACGAGGCAAGACTCTCCTTCTTCCGGGCCTTTGGTATTGATCCAGAACGCCAAATTGCGCTTGAGGAGTTTTACGGTACATTACGACCGTCGTACTCCCGACGCTGCGAAAGACTATTCCTTGACACTTTCGAAGAGACTACATTTAGAAAATAAACACTAAAACACTAAAAATGACAAACAGCAAGAGAAACGCTTCTAAAGCTACTGCAAAACGTAATGCCCCGCGACGACGGAGGACCCGTAAGAAGGGACCGAGACAGACTTCTGGTTTAAGAGCTCTGTCTCCTTACCTCTCATTGGTCAGTGATCCGTGTCACGCGCAGCTCATACCTGGGCTATATGGCTCTAACCAGGGCTATTTAGCCCGCCTCAAGAGCACATCCAACAACTCTGCTGGTACTTACGGTACCAACGGGTTTGTGCTCTGGGCCCCCGATTTCACCAACAGTGGTGAACCTAGCTATTCAGCAAACATCTTGTGTTTCTGTTCAGATAGTTCCACTGTCACTCCCCTCAATACAACGCTTTTTCCTTTTGGGAAGGGCGTTGATTGGGCTCCTGGAGGTGGTGGATTTTCGTTGCCTGATCCAGGGTATACCCTGTTGCAAGGTGACACTGCTCGCGATGCACGTACTCTCAGTGCGTGCATGAAGTTCAGCTACTTCGGTAAGTTGACCAACAGTTCTGGACAGATTGCCTTTATTGACAACTCCAGTATTGGCAACCTACTGAGTGGTGGACCAGGCTCCACTGTTCCAAATGTGGATGAATGGTTCAGATCTTCAACTGACGTCCGACGTATAGGGGTAGATACATTTGAACATGTATTTAGGCCTACACCTGCTTCTGAAATTTTCAGAGGAGTTGACGACAGTTGCGTGACTATGGGGGTTGGTATGTCTTCTGGTGAGGGTGAAAGCTCTCGTGTGAATCCACCCACCTTGTTTGGGTTCGCATGGCGTGGGGTATCCAACACTGATTCTAACCTAGCATTCGAATTCTTCAAGAATATCGAGTGGCGACCGGAGGTTGCCTCGGGACTTAGTTCTATGGGCATCCACAATAACGGCCCGAGCCATGCTGCAACTACATTGGCCGTACTTGACCACCACCATCCTTCTTGGACACATCGTCTTGTTCAAAGTATGGAAGGTACTGCAGGTGCGGTAGTACGCGCAGCATGGACTGGAGTGTCTGCAGTCGGGAAGGGCGTTGGAAACGCTATTCCTGGCATGCTCACGTCCGGTGCTGAACGGTACATGGGTACGTACGGTGCTGGGGCTCTCGCATTATTGTAGTGCGGTTGCCTTAGGATCATTATGACTGTTGTTTGGTACTTATTACATATTACGCACTCACATGGAACGATTTTGGTTCTGTTGTTGTGGAAAGGACCCTGTTCTCAGGTGCCACACAACTGAAAACTAAGGTATTGGAGGCTGCCCAGCCATAATGCATATTCCAATATCTTAGAACCAACTTCTGACCTCTCACACTGACACTGTACTGATGCATATACAGGGATGGACACCCCTTTCCCAAGACCACTACCTAAAAATACTGAAAAGTTGCGGGCTGGTGTGTGGTCGTCTAAAT